CCAAAGTGGCCTGATAAGGATAACGACCCTTACCACGCATTTTTGGTGGTCCCCATTTCTGAGGAACACCAAATACCTGTTCAACGGCATCTGACACTACTGTAGGCTGAACTTTACTGTATGGTGTAGCTCTTCCAGATGTTTTGCCAAATACGGAAATAAAAGCGCCTATGGGTAAAAACCGAGTGGCACTCTTCATGTGAATGTCAAGACCCTCGAGAATACGTTGGCCATATGTCTCTGAAGGGAAGTTACCCATATTGGGAATCAAATTGCCAGCTGACGCTGATAACACAACCCCATCAACATTCGAAAGATTCTTGATTGCTTCAGTAATCTGATCAAAAGATACAGTTCCACAGCCGCCTCTACGGCCCAGTCCACCAAGATGAAATCCAAGTATCATCGAGCCTTTACGGTCACTAATCAAAGGAGACATGCACATACCTTCTGCTGTTTCGACTGGTAGCGTGTAATAGCCACCCTTAAAACTAGCTGATGTGTGTCTAACTGTCTTCGTTCCCTCAAATAAAGTAGGTACAGCACCAAGTTCAGATCCAATTATGCCCCGTGTAACTAACTTTGCTGCCATTGACGGCAAATCAGTTGATAGGGGTAAAAAATGTCTGAAATCTTTCATAGATCCACCACTAGTCAAATAACATAGGGTCAGATCAGTGTCTGGTATCTTGTAGCTGTATTCTTTGGAAATGGTATCCCGAAAATACCCCCCAACTTTACCCGGATGGGTTTTATAAGCTCTAATTCGTATATCTTCCCTTTCATGTTTATCAACAAAATGAGTGGGAATTAACACAAAATTTGAGCAAATGTAAAAAGCCAGAGAGGTCTTTTTGTCTTCCGAAACAATTCCGATAAGGTTTGTACGCATTGCGCGTGCTAAATTCATACATGTGGTTGTTGCAGAAGGAGCAGAAATTGGCAACGGCTCGGTTTCAACCCGGGCCCATTGATTCTCTTGATTGTCACGTTCATTAATGTCATCCATATCGTCTGGCTGCAAGCCAGATTGAAAATCAACTCGATACTCTCCATAGTGACCAAACATT